TTACCGTCTCTTCCTCCGGGGCCTCTGCGGACTTGTCCTTCGCGTGTACGTCACCTCCACGGCCTTGCACAATCCCCGCGCGATCGCCTCGGCGTAGTCGTCGAAGTACCGGTCAAAGCGGTCGTTGTCGTCCGCGTTTGTGATGAATCCCAGCTCCAGCAGGGCCGAGGCCATTGTCGTGTAGACGTTCACCCCGAAGTTCTCATAGTTCTGCGGGGTGCCCTTCTGCACGCCCCGGTCCTGCGTCGGCGTGACGGCGAGCAGCTCGTCCAAAATGTACTGTGCCTTGCGCACCGTGGGGCCGTTCGCCCTGCTGTGCACCCACAGGCTGATGCCGTGGGCGGCAGGGCCCGCCGCATCTCGGTGAATAGACAGATAATAGACGCATCCCGCCATGTTCGCCATCTGGCACCGCTCGGAGATCGAGGGGACGGCCTTGTCGTCCGTCCGGGTCATGACCACGCCGACACCCTGCGCTTCGAGCAGGGGCTTCACGGCCAGCGCGAGACGCAGCACGTCGTCCTTCTCGTACCGTTTCCCGAGCAGCGCGCCGGAATCTGTCCCTCCGTGGCCGGGGTCCAGGCAAATCTTTACCATTCGCCTACCTCCCCGTGTTCGGGATGTCCTTGTGCGGCGTCTCGTAGGTCATGGCCCTCACGCTGTCGTTCATGCCTGCGGTCGTCGGGTCGGTCAGGGCATTGAACACGCTGACGACGACGGATACCACCACAACAGGGTTTTGGATTGCACGCAGCAGCACGTCCCCGATCGACGCCCACGTGGTCATGTCCTCCCACGCGAGGCCGAAGTATGCGAGGATGGGCAGGACGACGGCGCAGGCCATCTGCGCCCACCAGAGCGGGTTCTTGATTCGGACCGTCCAGTTGATTTTCATATGTAGCAGCTCCTTTCACCTGTGCCGCCGAAGGGCGGCATTTTTGCGTTATTCCGCTTCCTTCCACCACCGCTCGTCCGTCCCCGGTTCGGTGGTGTTCGCGTCGATCTGGCTGATATAATGCTTACCCTTATGGGACACTTTCGACCCCTTCGGGTATGCGTCCGTGCTCCCAGTCGGCTGCCGCCACTCCGGCCACTCGACCGCCGGGTCGTCGATACGCACCCACAGGCTCGGGGCCGCGTCGGGCGTCCAGCTATCCTGCGAGGTATGCGCCGTCAGGCACCTATAGAGGAGCTCGCCGTATCGCACCCGGTCGCCCACGGCATAGGAAGCGCCGCCCGCGTCCCACACGGGGAAGAGCTCGGGAGACTTTACCGCCGCCTCGTCCGTGGCCGTCGCCGCCGTCTGCCGGTATCTCGCCATCGTGGCCACCGCCCTCTCCGCATACATCACTGACCGCCTCCCTCGTAGATTTCAATTGCCGCCTGCATGTCCGCTTTCTCCGGATCGGCGGCTCCCGCCCGGATTGCGTCCGCCTGTGCCTGTGTGATCGCGCCCAGCGCCACGTAGTTGCGCGTCAGGTAGACGCTGCCCTCCGGTGTGCCCGTGCCGTCGAGCTGCTCGTCCCGGACGCCGCCGTCCGCGTACCGCGCCGCGATCTCGTCATACTTGTCCATTTTGCACCTCCAGTAATTGCAGGTCTAAGTCGGTTGCCCGCTGCTCCGCCTCCATGCGGGCGAGGTCTGCGTCCGTGGTCTGCTGTCTCAGCCAGCGGGGGCTCTTCTGTGTGGCCTTTGTGGTATAGGGCAGTGTCACCGATGTGGGGTGATGCCGGATACGCCGCCCGTCGAGGGTGTAGACCGTGAGATACCGTCCGTCGTCCTGATGGATGCCCACCGCTCCCGCGAGCAGGGCCGCGATCTCGGCGTCGGTGATCTCGCGGTCGAAGGTCAGGGTAATTGCCGGGTGCCAGAGGGCATCTGTCACGCCGTCCTTGTAGGCCGTTGGCGCGTCGGTGAGCTTGGCCGGAATGGTGGTCCCGGTGTTTGTGTGGATCATGTGGTTGCCTCCTTAAAGCAGATCATAAGACCCGTCCGCATTTGGCTCAGTTTTTACCAGCGTAGATTTTGGGAGATTGAGCGCGGGTACAATCCAATTACTCGTACTTGTCGAACCGGATTGACCGCCGTTCAGTGCCGCCCCTCCGTCCGAGGTGACTACGCAGCTGTAGTATCTCCCCGATGTCGATGTCGGTCCGAGGTTTCGTGTGTAAAATATTTGTCCTCTTACGCGCTTCGCCTTCGCCGTCGAAGCATCTCCAGAGAAATAGTCAATAAGGGTACCGTTTACCGGATCACTGGATGACCAGTTCGCTGCAATCTCAGTGCTCGATAAGAGGAATGCACGAAATGTCCGATCGGCAGTTACGTACGAAGACCATCTTGAAGTGGTGGGCATTATTTTATCCGCACAGGCAAGCCGGTCACTGAAAGCGTCCAATGCCGTATTAAGGGTATTAACCAGATAGCTATAGGTGGTTGATATCTTTTCGTATGCAGCGGTTCCCCATATCGTCGCTGAATCTGCGGGGAACCCGGCATGATCCATCGTAATCAAGACACCTTGGAAGTAGCCTGCGTCCGTGTATGGCAAATTGATTACCGTTTCTGTTGGCATGTCCCCCAAGTACTGTCCCGCCCTCGGCGTCGCCATCGCTGTGGCCCCCTCCAATGCCGTCTGGTATCCGAATTTGCCTTCCACGAATAACCGCACCCCGTATTCTGTGCCATTGGCGAGGCCGGGGATTGTCGCTTTCGCAATTGCCATATCATCACCACCCTACAGTATCAGGTTAAAGCTGCCGTCCGAGTTCGGCACCGTGGTAAACCTCGCATCCTTTGAGATATTGAGAATAGGACGTATATAATTAGCCGTTGAATCAGTGCCATTTGAAAAACCGCCCACTTCTGTGACCAACTGAACTTTAAGGGCAGCTGCGGTATCTCGTAGCAGGTATGGTACCGCTAAACCGTCAGCGCTATACGCAGTCCGTTTTGCTTCTGAATCCAGATATGAAAATCCAGCTTCAACTTCACCCCTGCCCGGAAGCGCCACATACGCGTCTATCGAATTTACGCTTGGGGTCGTAGATGACGAATTGATATAGTATTGATAGGCAAATGCCGACCGGACAATTTTCGATTTTACGTCTTCAATTAAAGAGTTATAGAGCTCTTCGCACCGAACATTTACTTTGGAAGTCTTATATGTTAAGGTCGTATATACCCCATCCCCTGCATGTCCAAATTTCATTGCTTCGCTCGGGCAGTGTAGCATAAGCGTTGCACATCCTGGATAAGCATGATCTACATCAACAATCTGCCAATTACTATATGTACCGTCCGTATAGTCAAGCCGAACCAGTGCACCAAGTCCCATCTCAGTTATTGACCACTCACCAACAATATCCATCTGCACCCGCACCCCGTCATACGGATGTTCCGGTATCTCCCCGGCCTTGCAGACCGCCCACACCTTCTTGCGCTGTGCGTCCTCCGTGAGGCTGCATTGTACGTTGATCGTTTCCGGGGAGGTCGTCGCAACGAAGTCCGTCACCGGCTCCGACAGGGTTAAGACGTTGTAGTTTGCCATCTTGTCACCTCACAGTATTGGGCTGTAGCTGCCGTCAGGGTTGGGTTCCGGGGAGATCAACGTGCTTGCTGACAGGCAGATGACCGGGCGGATACCCAGCGTTTTCCCCGAGCCGTTACCGCTGACCGTTCCGCTCGCGTCCACCATTCCGTCATAAGAGGACGGGCCGTAGGGATATCGCGTGCGAAGCCGGTAATTTTGCGCCCCAACCGGGGCGCGCCTTTGCGTGTTGGTAAGAAACGCAAATTGAGCACCCTCAGTTTTACCATAAATAGGGGTGCTTCCGTCTATTTCCGTAGGGGACGGGAGAAAAACGAAGTCATCTGTGTATACAATCTGTCGTTTGCTTGCGTCGTTGTTTGTCCCTCCGGTGCCATAAAACGATGTGGAAGGAACGCGGGTTGATACGATCAAATCTTTGCGATCAAAAGCATTATAGAAGTCGTCTCCATTTAGATAAGTCCTGTTATCCGATTGTTCCCACGCCGATGTGTTGACCCCATTGCTCGTGGAAATACTGTTATATTTTGCAGCGCGGGACTCTGTAATGGTTTCTAACCAAAGCGGGATGATTTCGACGTTGCCGTTATAACTGCTTGATACCTTACGCCATAAGCAAGTTGCACCGCCGCGCGAAAAATTGATCATCGAGCCCAGCTCCCATTCTCCAAGAGGGATTCCCGCCACCGGCGTCGCCGTTGCCACCGCTCCCCCAACCCTCGTCTGGAACCCCAGCTTCCCCCGGATGAACACCCGCACGACATATTCGGTGTCGTTTACGATATGTTCCGTGAGCGTCACCGCGACGGTCGTTTCCGCGTCCTCGGAGAGCGGCGTCACCACGCGCCATCCATCATAGGGATGCGCCGGGACGCCTTCCGCGGAGGGGCGGTAAACCGTCCATGCCTCCACACCGGGCGGGGCCGTGTATGCCGCGATCACCTGCGCCGGCTTCGTCGTCACCACGAGGTTTCGGACGTAGTTCGGCACTGTCAGGACATTGTAGGGCGCGTCTTTCAGGATGGGGATACCCTGTGCCATTACCGGATCACCTCTAACTGCATCGTCAAGTCAACCTCCGGTTTCGCCAGCAGGGCCGTGAAGGTCACGCTACCCGCCGCCGTGTCGCACTCGCTCACAAACCCCGCCATGATCGACTGCTCGATCTTCTCGTCATTCGTCCCCGAATAGATGGGGCCGAAGATGGGCCGGTCGTCCGCGAGAATTCCCGCCACGGATACCGCCTGCGTGTAAGGACCGTTTCCCGTCCATCCGGAAGCTGGGAGGGAGACGGTGTAGAACTCCGCCGTTGTGGGATTGTCCCAAACCTCCACCTTTTCTGCCGTGATTCCGTCCAGTACGGATTTGTTCGTGTGGGTGTGGGCGTCTTTTTGCAGAGCCGTGATCGCCGTCCTGTGCTGCCCAAGCGTCGTTCCCAGTTCCGCGATCTGCGTGTCCTGCCCGTCGTCCCGCGCGTCGTTCGCGGCGATATCCTGTTCCGCCTTGGCGATATCCGTCTCCAGTGTTCCCAGCCGGGCGTCCTGCTGAACGTCCTTTTCCTTGATTGCGGGGATTTCCCCTCCTGTCCCCGCCAGCCCGTCTATCGCCTCGTCCACGGCGGCAAGCGCCGCGTTCGTCTCATCCACCCGCTGGTTGAAGACGGCCGTCGTCACAACCTCGTTGTCGGTAAACCTCGTCACCTTATCTGCCATCCGTCCATGCACCTCCCGCAAATTCCAGCCACTCCAACCCGAGCGCCGTCAGCTCTCCGAACGTCATGTTCTGCGCCGTCAGCATCCCGAAGGTCAGGTACTTGTAGAGCAGCGTCAAATCCAGATGCGCCGGAAGCACCTCCCGGATACTCTCCTCCAAATCGTCCACATTCGGCGGCACGCCCCACGTCCCAATAAACTCAATCTCAACCAGGTACTGACCTTTTGGCTCCCGCACGTCGACCTCTCCGCCCGTGAAGCTCGAGGCCATGAGCTTGATCAGCTCCTTTGTCGTCGTTCCCTGCCCACGGCGCTTTGCGCGCCAGCGGGACAGCCTCTGGTCGTGCGGCTTGGATACATCCGGTTCAATCCCGTACTCCCGCTCATAGATTGTCATGCCCCATGTCGCCGTGGCGGGCCGCGCCTGCTTCATCAGGTCGTCCCGCGCCGCTTCGGCGGCGTCCATCTGTCGTCCCACCGCGCCCTGAAAATCCCCGACATGCGCTTCGTCGTGATAGGCCGCGCGCGGAAGCATTTCCAGCAGATTCATGTGAGCGTCACCTCCCCAAGCGCGGGGATTTCCTCCGGTCCGACCGCTACGCTCGCGGCCTTGCCGTTGAGGGTGAGGTCCGTATAGTCCACCACCCCGTCAATGCTGATGAGCAGCGCGCCCACGCGGTTATACAGCACCTCGTACTTCTCAAAGGCCAGCGACCGCAGGTATTCCCCCAGCGCCGCGGAGAACGCCCTCTGCACCGCCGCAAGGGTCGTGGAGCCGTCCACCGTCACCTTTGCCGCCGCGCTGATGGGAAGCGCCGACGCCGAGACCACCGTGACCGCCGCCCCGATCGGCCGCACCTCCTCGATGTGCGCCGCGCACGCCTCCACGATCGCCGCGTCCACCGGCTGCCGGTCCTCATCCACCACGAGCACCCGCACCGTCCCCGGGCCGTCCCAGATCGGCGTGCATTTCGCCTCGCCCACGCCGGGGACCTCCCGTGCCCACCGCTCATAGTCGTATTTGTTTCCCGAGGTTGACGGCTTCTGCCGGGCGTAGACGATGCGGGCGTATAAGCTCGCGTCGCTCTCCGGGTCGGTCCCGCCCTGCGCCGCCTCGGGATTGCCCGCCTTCTGAATTCTGTTGTCGTTCTCGTACTGGAACGCGATCTCCCCCGGCCCGACGTTATAGGCCGCGCCGACCTTCTCCGCCTCCGCCGGAACAGCCGCCATCCCGGCCTCCGGAATGACCGCGTCCTCCACCGTTACAAAGGCAAGGTTGTCCGCTGTGAGAAAGCGCGTCCCGGCCTTGACCGAAAACCCCGCCGTTCCGGTGAGTTCGAGCGTCACCGCCGCCTTTGTTCCCGCCTTGCGCGGCTCGATGCCCAAATCCTCCGCCGCCATGTCGAGATATCTGCCGCTCCCCTCGTTCACCCATACGATGGGCTGCACCGCGTTCAGCGACTGGTACACCTTGTAGAGCTGCACCGCCACCGGTCCCGCCATATCGTCCGTGAAGCTGCCCTCCCGCGTGTCCAGCGTCGTGATCTCTTTTAAGAGCTCGCCCTTGATCCTTTCGGGCGTCATCTCCTCATACATGCGCCTGCACCTCCCCATAGACGGTATCCACCGTCACATCGATCGTCAGAACCCCGTTGTCGAAATCCACCGAGGCTGTCGTGACCTCCGTGATATAGGGGTTGATCTCCAGCGCCTCCCGGACATACCGCACCGCCTCCGCCCGCTTGAGCTCGTCGGTGTAGGGCTGGCCGATGAGGCTTTCCACCTCGGAGCCAAAATCCCACGAGTAGATTTCATACCGCGCCCGTTCGGTGACTAGGGCCTTCCACACCCATGTTTTGATCGCCTCGGCCCCTTCCACTACGACGGGCTCCCCGCCGCGAAAGACCGGTTCGCCCTTTTCAAAGTCCCACTTCACTTCCCGGTAGAGCGGCAGTTCGGTTCCTCCCTGCACCGCCTCCGGTTGGATGATTGGGAAAAGGTCTGTCACGCACTCACCACCTTACAAATCACAACATATTGCTGCCCGTCCGCGCTCGCCAGCATCGCCACCCGGTCGCCGGGGACCAGCACGCCGCCGAGCAGCGCCTTCCCCCCGAGGCTCCCGTTCGTCACGCTCACCGCCGGGGAGCCCTCCAGGCTCCCCTTGAGCTCCGAAAGCGCCGCCGTCTCTTCGTGCGGCAGGAGCTGCGGGTTGACCAGCAGGTCCGCTCCCGAAAGCGGGATGCCGCCCAGCATGACCGTGAGCGGCGCGGTGGCCGCCACAGTCCCAATTACCCACGGGGAAGCGCTCCGCGCGTCGGCGTCGGTCCGCACGACCTCCAAAATCCCCGCGTATGGATTCTCTTCCATCATGTTCCCTCCGGTCTGTTCGTATAGCTGTAGGATTTTCCTGTCGATTCCCCGCTCGCATTCGGCAGGCTCCCCGCCTCCTGCTCGTCCATCATCCGCTTGTAGTTGAGGGTCAGCTTGTTGTAGTACTGCCCCCGCTTCCACTCGTGTACGTCGCTGTCGATGTAGAAAAGGCCGTACAGCCCGGTGTACGGCTCCCGCACCACCACCGAACCGCCCGCCGTGTTCGCCGTGTTCCCGAGGCAGTCGACGGTGATCGTCTGCTTTACCCCGCCGCCGTCCAGCAGCTTCTGTGCCTCGGACGCCTTGTCATCCTTTGCCGTCTGCTTGAGGACCTCCTGCATCCGCCCGTACTGGGCGATCGCTTCCGCGTCCTCCTGCGTCCGCACAAGGTTTCCCGCCGCGTCGTAGATCGCCACGGCGTTGACCATGTTTTCAATGCTCTCGCTCGTATTGGCCGCGATGAGGTTGCTTTTCCCGGCGATGACGAGCGTCCGCTCGTCCGGTCCCTTCTCGGTGACGAAGAGCTGCGCGCCCCGGAATCCGATGTGGTACTGCCTGCCCGTCGTCCGGGACGCCAGCGTGTAGGCGGTTGCGATGATCTTGTAAAGCTGCACCCCTGCGAAGATGCGGGTGACGGGCGCGCCCGCCGCCGCAAGCGTCCCCGTCCGGATGCCAAAGTCCGCCGCTACCCGCGCGGCGATCTGCTCGGGCGGGGTATTCACAAACTTGTAAGAGCCCTTATTGCGGTTGAGGTAGAACCCCCGGTCGAAGCAGGAGAGGGTGATCTCGCTCCTCTCGGTGTTCTTCCTCCGGCTCACGATGAAGCCGTCGAAAAGCACCTTTCCGTTCTCCACAAGCTGAACGTTCGCCCCGAGCGGGCAGTCCACTGTGGAGATGCTTTTGTCTACCGGGGAGGCCACGACGGAAAAGTCCAGCGAACGCGCCGCCTGCCGGTAGTCCCCCGACCACCGCGCCGACGGCACGAGGTCGGTCACGTCGAAGGTCCCCTTTGCCCCCGTGATTCGGATATTCACCCGGCCACCTCCTTACAGCGTCGGCGGGAAGTTGACGACCTCTCCCGCATAGAGGATGTTGGGGTCCCGGCTCCCGAAGTTGTAAGCGGCCAGCTTCTGCGCCATCTGGTAGGACCCGTCCCCGAGGAACTTCCGGGCGATTGCGCACAGGCAGTCCCCGGCCTTGACCGTATAGGGCGGAAGCTGCCTGCCCGTCGATTCCGGCTCCGGTCGGCCGCTGTTCGCGCCGGTGTCCGCCACCTTGACCGCCTTTAGCTGCCGGTACTCCCGCAGGATGATGTCCGCGTAGACGTCGTTTGTGCCGTCCCGCTCCCCATAGCTGACGCTCTGGAGCACCGCGGGGATGTTGACCCCCGTCCCGCCGACTACAAAGCGGAGCTTCTGCCGTTTCTTCACCCACTTTTCAAGCTGCCCAATATATCCATCCGGGTCGGAACTGTCCGAGAACGGATAGCGGCTAGCCGGAAAAATGCAGGAAACCTTGATGGTTGCCAGCGTCCCATACCCGGCGAGGATTGCGTCACCCAACTGGTGGATGTTGACGACCTCGACGTTGATGCCCTTTTCGACCTGATAGCTGTCCGGCGTCACGGGAAGGACCAGCTCCTTCCCGCCGCCCTTGAAGATGAATTTGCGTTTCGACATGCCCGGACCTCCTACGATATCATCTGCGTCCGGCGCAGCTCCGCGAAGAGCGCCTGCGCGATTTTATAGACGTCGGCCTCCTCGCGGATGGTCGCCCCGTTCATCTGCACCGTGACGCCCGCGCCGCCCTCCCGGTAGGCCCGGGCCTCCGCCGCCGTGAGCACCCGCTCCCCCTCGTGCAGCCGCGCGAGATAGTCGTCCCGGGGCACGTAGGGCAGACCATATGCGTTACCAAGCGCCTGCGGGGTCGCCCGCGCCTCGTTCCCCGGGTCCATCGCAGCGTCGCCGTACCGCTCGAGGGCGTCGAGGCCATCCATGTATTGGGATGGGTCGAGGGGGTTTGCGTCGCGGCGCGCGGCCAGTATTCCTTTGGAGTATTCCAGCCCCATCTCATACCCGAAGTTTTTATAGATGTCGTTATCAAGCATGGATTGGCGGACGCTGGAGATCAGGCTTTTCTCGTTATTGATTCGATCTTGAACCGCATCGCTGTTCATGTAATCCGCCTCAGCCTGCGCCCGAGCCTCCGCCAGCAGCCGACCGGCCTCCGCCCCGTTCTCCTCTGCGAGCGCCAGCTTGTAGGCCTCGCTCTCCATCACGTCCCTTTCCGCGTTGCGGATGGCCTCCTCGTGCTGGTTCTCCAAGCTCGCCTGATATTCTCCAATCAGGCGATTGGCTTCCTGCATCTGTTCGCCGCTTTCGCCGGATAGATAAGCGATCTGGTCCTGAATTCCTTTTTTGCGCTCCTCGTTGTAGCCCTCGCCCATGGCGTTCTGCATCTCTTCGTTCATGCCCTGGAGGGTGGAGATCAACCCCGGATAGGTTTGCGACATCTTCTCCATCGAGCCGCCGAACGCGTCCTGCATGTACTCCTTGATGCAGAGCGCAGCCTCCTCTCCGGGGATCAGGCCCTTGGACACCGCGTCATAGATCTTGTCCCCCGCGATTCCGAATCCCTCCGACAGGTAGTCCATGACCGGTATCCCGCGCTCCAAGAGGGGATTAAGGTATTCCAACGTCGTCTTTCCGCTGCTGTTCATGCGGCCAATGGCGGTCGCGACCAGGTTCATGTCCGACGTATTCATGCTAAGCGCCGCGCCAGTGTCACCAACCGCCGTCATCGTGTCGATGAGGTTCAGATCGCCCGCTTCGTCCGTATAACCATAGGATTTCAGCACCTTACTCATACTCGTCAGGTCGTCGTAGAGGAAGGGAGTGGTGTTCGCCATCGCTTTGATCTCATCCAGGTATTTTTGCGCGCGCGCTTCATCCCCGCCGAACATGGTCGTAAAGGAAATAAGGGACTGCTCCCGGCCTGCGGCGATGCCGCTGCCCGCCGAAAGGTCTTCCTGTTGCCGGGCAAGCTGGTTCTGTACCTGCTCCTGTACGACTGATTTAAAGGCATCGTCCTGCGCGGAAAATATTTGCGTTGCCGCCTGGATTCCTCCGGAAACAACTCCTACTGTCGCGCCTATTGCGGCTCCTGGAAGCCCTCCGATGCTTCCCATCGCAGCACCTGTCGCAGCGCCTGAAAGAATGGAACCAATTGCATCACCCGTTGGCACACCATAAGCGGAAGTCAGCGCCACGCCCAAACCCGCAGATGCAGCGCTTCCAAATAATTGAGCAATTCCAGCGTTTTTTAATTTTGAGGCAAGCCCGCTTTCCCCCGAAAACCTACTCCCGCCCACCCGATTTTCAGCCCGGTTCTGGGAATCCGAAAGATTTACAATCTCCTTTTGAGTACGCTTCGCCTCGTCTCCAAACTGCCTTATGGCATCTTTAGTCTCAATATACTGCTTATGTAGCTTCTCCAGTTTTTCAGTTCCGGCAGCATCATCTAAGCCTTTATAGTCTTTTTTTGTTTCTCGGATCGCTTTTGACAGCCCGTCGAGTGCGGTCTGAAGCTTCGCCTGTGAACCACGCAGTGAATCCTGCTTTTTCTCTAAATTTTGAATTTCACGAGCCGCTGCTTCCGCGTCTTTGTCAAATGCTTTTATCGAACTCCGCATGGAATTGATCGACGGAGAAAGGCCGTCCCTTGCTGAAATTGCGATGCTGATTTCTCTGGACATTTTTCCCCTCCCTGGACAAAAAATCGCTTGATTTTTGTCATGACATAAAGTATACTATAAATAGAAAGCTGGTGACCATGTGAACGGGAAACGTGGGAGACCCCTTATTGGTGAAAATCCAAAGGCAATTAAGTTTCAATTCCGGATGGACTTTACCACTTTAGACGAATTGGATCAATGCGCTGCTGAATTACAGGTCACTCGCAGCGACGTCATTCGTCTTGGGATTCAGCTTGTTCATAAACAGATCGTTTTCATAAAAAATTCGACAGATGAAAGGGGTCAAGTGAAATGATTGCTCTTTTGGTAATTTTGGGGGGCACCAGCTTTTTTTCATTTATTGTTTGGCTACAAAAAACTTCTTCACTTAGCGAAAGGTTCACCCTTGAAAATATGAAGCGTTATTTTTGCAACGGCTATTTTGTAATGTCTTTATCTTCGGCACTGCTCTTCCTATTGCTTCTGCTTACCCTTTAGATTTTTCAGCGTGCCACCAGATGTTTCTCCTTTACCACATAAAAAATCCGCCAGCCTGAATATCAGACTGGCGGATTAATCTGTAAATATTGTGCGTTGTACAATTAAGTAGAACTTGTTTGGTCCGGTAGTTGTAAGTGCATTGGTTCTATGTAAATACTAGTCAATCCTTCATAGGCAATATAGCTAAAAATAACATCTCCATCCGCGATGTCACCCATATCATACGATGAATCAAGATTAAACTCCGTCGCTAAATCCAATTCCGTCTTGGGGTTAAATAGGCTAGGAAACGCGGAAACCATGAAACCGTGCGTAAGACTTCCTTCGTTTGTAATCGTCCATATATAACGCTGGATTTCGATTTTTTTTAGCTTTCCCGAATCCGGGTCCTCACTTAAAGTCACATCAAGCCCTTTCGTCAAGTTGATTGCTTCTCCGCTATTTACATAATCTGGCATCGGAATGATATATTTCGCTTTACTATCACTCGAAGCATCTTGGAAGTTCTTAAGCGACTGGTTCCATTCGTCAATAAATTCCTGTGGCGTGACAGTAAATACGCCGCTTTCGATATCAACCTGTATCATTGGCTTTGCTTCCGTCTTTGCTGCGCACCCGCACATCCCCGCCATTATAGCAGCAGACACCAACATCGCTAAAATTTTTTTCATGCAATCCCCTCCTCTTGTATGATATCACAAGTATAACACAGATGTGGAGAATTACAAGTCTTGCCAGTCTGATATTCAGTTTTCAAGGTGCATGGCGCGTCATTCCCTGCGCGCCTCCATAATCCGTTCAAAGATCGCCCTCACGACGACCTTTTCCCCCTCGGGCATCCGATAGTACGCCCCCGGAAGGACGTGATGTTCATTGAGCAGCCAGAACATCACGCCCAGCTCCGGGTCGGCGTCTATTTTTTTTTAAGCTCCTCGATGGTGCTCGTCCGGTAACCCGAGAGCTTTTCCACCTCGCGGCTCATGTCGGTGATCTCCCCCGGCAGCAGCAGCTTCTTCACGAGCTCGGCGGGCGTGGCCGCGCCGTACTTGGAGAGCAGCCCCTTGTCCTTGAGATCGGGCTCCACAATCCCGGCAAGCAGGATGTGGACCTCCATCTCCTCCCCCTCGTGCAGCTTTTTAATGTCCGCCACCCGAGAGAACCCCAACTCCCGCAGGGTGAACACCACATCCTCCCCACAGAGCTTCGACAGGCGCTTATGCTTAAACTGCTTCGTCTGCGGCTCGGGCACCTCCGCCCGCAGCAGGATGTCCAGCGTGCCGCTCATGCCCGATCCTCCACTTTGTCGAGATACTCATAGTCGCCGAAGGTGAACGGACATTCCACCTTCCCAAAGACGCCCGCCTCCCAGTCCGCCAGCGTCAGGTCGTCGAACGAGACGTTTTTCACCGCCACACGCTCCGCGCCGTAGGCGTCCGGATCGTCCAGCTTGGAGATGATCGTGAACCGAGGATCCTTGCCGGCCCGCGCCTGTTCGCCGATCAGCCTCGCCATGCGGGAGGACACCTTATAGAGACCCACCGAACCCTTGCCGGTCATGTTCTTGACCTTGCTGTCCGTCCACATGACGCCGCACTGCGGCACGTCCTCCTTGTTGAGCGTCACCTTCGCCTGGAACTTGTAGCACTCCGCCACCTGTTCCCCGTCCAGCCAGATTTCCCCATGGGTGCCGGACATCACCCGTTTTGCGGATTCCATCGCCATATTCTGTTCCTCCCTTAAATCGTGATCGGCAGTACGATGTCCTCGATCGCGTCGAGGATGCTTACCCGCGCCCGCAGGAACACCTTCGCGTCGGTGTTGGCCTCCTTGATCTGCTGTTCGCTCATATCCGACGTGTCAATTCCCTTGGACTTCAGGTAGTTTTCCTGCGCCGCGAGGTCGAGCTCCACAACCGAGGTGCCCGTCTCAAGGATGCCGGACCGCTCCAGCTCTTCCAGATACCCCTTCACTGCCATGATGAGCAGGCACTTGTTGTCATAGCTGTTCGCGTACTTGCCGATGTAGCCATCCTCGGCGGTCATGCGGATGTCGTTCTGGATCATGTCCATCGCTTCGACGATCTTGATCTTCCGGAAGGCCTCGCCCTTCTCCTGCGAGGTGGTCTTGAGGCTGTTCACGCCCCTGCCGACCTTGACCTTCTCGCCGTCATGGAAGAGGACGAACTCGCCGCTGTTGATCGCCGTATCGAGCTGTTCCTTGGTGAGCCGCGTCACGTCGGATACCTCCGCGAGAGGCGCGTAGGTACAGGAGATCGTCATCGGCGTCCCGGCGATGAGGCCCGCGATGCGGGAACAGAAGGCCGCTGTCGTCACCGAAGCCTCCCCGAGCCGAATGCCGCCGGTCGTGAAGTTCACGACCGCCTCGCTGTCCGCCGCCGTGCCCGGCAGCACCGCCTTGACGGTATGCTTATTGGCGCGTTCGGATTTGACCCAGCCAGCGATCTTCTGCGCGTCGGCGGATTCGGTATCCGGCGCGCCCACCAGATAGTCGAACTGCTGTGTCGCGAAGTAGGCGAGCGCGTCGTCCAGCGTCTTTTCGGTGCCGTCGACCACATAGGCGATTACCTTGCGGGGCGGGTTCACGTAGCCGGTGAACGCCCGCTCCAAATACCCCCGGTTTTCCGCGCCGAGCGCCGACGGGATGTCAGTCACGTTGGTCATAATGTGCGCCCCGGCCCCTGCCGCGTCCTCCAGGATCACCGCAACGATTCCCTTCTGCGACCGCTGGATGGCGGTCATCCCAAGGGTTTTAAAGGTGATGTCAATCGAAGGAAGTCCCATAAAATCATCCTTTCAAATTCATGTTGGTTTCCACCGACCCCATTTTGGGGGTCGTGTCGGGCGTCTCGTCCCGCAGATCGTGGTAGGAAAACTGCAAATCCACATACGCCTTGTCCCAGTCCCTGCCTCCGGTGGACGCCTTTACGGAAAGCGCCCGTCCGTCCACCTCCAGATATCCCGGGCGGAACAGGTCCATGACCCTCTGCTGCCATTCGAGCAGGCGCCGGGTGTCCGAGTTGGAATAGTCGTCCGTCTCGTCAAACACCGTCAGCGTGTAGTAGTCCGTGACCCGTTCAAGGTTTTGCGCCGCGTCCTCCCGCGTGGTCGTGACAGGCTGCACCAGCAGGCAGGGCCGCAGGAAGTCGGTGGGGACAAGGTCGGTATAGATTCTCTTAAGCTCCGGCAGGGCTTTGGCCGCCAGAACCTGAACCGCATCCATGACTGCAAGCTGCGTCGTCATTCCTTACCCTCCAGTTTTTTTGCGAACTTTTCCACGAATTGTTCCGCCAGCCGGATCGCTTCCGCCTCGAAGGAACTGCGCGGATTGGTCCCTTTGTTCTCCATTTCCTTTCCGGCAAGTTCCATAAGCTCCCCGCGCAGCTTCCGGCGCATCTCCGGAAGGTCCTCGAGCAGCCCGGTCAATGCCCGGTCCCATGCCGCCGCTCCCGATACTTCAAGTCCCCGCAT